GTAAAACCACGGCGTAACCGTGATGACTACATCGTCTCCGATCTTTACGTCGTGCTCCCAAAGCCAGACGAACGCAGCGTCCACCGCAGTTTTCGCCGCATCGGCAGTCGTGACGGACGTGGAATCCGAGAACCCGCCCGCATCCACTGCAAGGGATGCGATATACCTGTCACGCTCAATCGCAAGCGCCTGCGAACTCTCAGCCATCAGTGCGGCCATGAGGCCCTCTACGCTCTGTGCTTTGTCCACATCGTCCACGCCAAAATTGAAAAATTTGGCCTGATCGATCGGCAGATACACCGCAGTGTCAGGCACATCCTCCGGTGCGCCGATGTCCTGCCCGGTGTACGTACCGATAGTAGGACGCGCAACGCCAAGAATCTTGACGCGCTCGCCTTTCTTGGCCTCGCCCTCAAACTCAGTGTTACAATCCTCCTGCAACACCGTTGCTTTTTCCAGCTCGCGCTGGATATGCTTGCTCCAAACCGTGGGCTTGAAATTGTTATAAGCCATACTTGATTACCTCCATTTGGTCATAGATTTCTGGATAATGTCCAGAAGTTTGGGATTGCGTTTGTAGTCCGCATCCGTTAGCCTGTCCACCTCCTCAGGGGTATAGAAGTCCTTCGGCTGCTCGACTACCGTACTCCTGATCGCGCCGGTTGAGGGCGGCGCGGCTTTCTTGCCCGGAGCTTCTCTCCCGGTCAGCAGCGCAAACGCCTCTACGGGTTTCCCACGATACTTATTTGTGCTGATCAGCGCGACATAGGCATCGCGAGTATCGTTGTCCATGTCTTCAATGCGCTTTATTTGTGCATCGGGGTAGGCGTTTGCAATCGCGTCTACGTCCCGCTGGATCGCGGCAAGAATCATATGGCGCTCCGCTTCTGCCGCTTTCGCCTCCAACGCTTTTTTTTCGGCGAGGAGCTTCTTGTACGCCGGGTTCTGCTCCAGCGCACGCAGTTGCTTCTCCTCGCTTGCCAATCGGCGCGTCCTGGCCTCGTCGAGCGACACGCCCCACTGCGACGCGTTAAATGCGTCCACCGCTGCGTCCGGATCATCTGGAAGCGGGGACTGCAACACGCCCTCCAACGTCTGCCGCAGCTTGCCGTAGCCCTCCGCGTGCTTGGACAACTCGTCCGCCTGCCGCCTTGCGGCGTCCCGGTCGCGTTCGGCCTGTTCCGCGCGTCTGCGCATGGCGGCAAACGCTGCATTTTCTTCTTTTGTCTGCGTCGGCTGTTCGGTCGCGACTTCCGAATCCTCGACCCTGCCCTCGGCTTCATCTGGCGTAGCGGTTTCCGCATCGGGCACAGGCTGATTCACGCTTTCAGCCGCAACAGCAGTTTCCGCAGGGGCGGCGACCTCCTGCACGTTTACGCCTGTCATGTTTTCATCCATGTTTTTTGCTCCTTTGGATTTTTACGCGTTCCTGCGAATCTATGATTAACCCATAACGGGCAAACCATCTGTAGGTATCTGTGCCACCGGCATGGCCTGCTCCATAGACATAATCTGCGCAGTATCAGTCGGCGCGCTGGACATATCCGGCATTACCGGAGCGGTCTGCGCCGCCTGGTCTCTCGCCTGCGCCTCTATCTGCCGCTGACGCTCCGCCAGTAAGTCCAACAGTTTTTGTTTCGGCATGGCCGATCCTTCGGAAAGTAGCTCAACATATTCCTCGAACGTGATATGCCCCGCTGCCAACAGGTTTTCGACGCTCTGCTCCTGCGCTGAGCTTGTCAAACGGCGCGGTCGGAGACACGTCAATGCGTACGTTTATTTTCATATTTTGGAGCTCAAAGCTGGGTACTATCACAGATCCTTCTGCGCCAGTCTCCGTCTCAAACTGCGCAACCTGTAACCCATCTACTGCGTATGTACTCCACAGGTCGTACCATATAAGGGCTATATCCTCTAGGTATTGGATATACGCCTCTACCGCCTCCGACACGGGCAGCTCCGCAGACCGCTGCACCGCAAGAATGGCCGTACCGCTCGCTTTTGTCGGGTCTACCGCGCCCCCATAGCCGGTATGCTGATTGAGAGGATTAAGGGCACGGCGCGGGGCATGGGAGAGGTCCTGCCGCTGATCCCGAACCAGATATCCGTCAATAAGCAGTTGTACCGGATCGAGCAATCGCTCAAACAATCGGCGTTTCCGCGCCTTGTGTACTCGCAGGATATTGTCGAAAACCCGGAAGACATAGATACGATTGGAAAACCATTGAGCATTGAAAACGGCAATGCAGGAGATCCCCTGATTGCCCTCCTCGTCGGCGTTGTCGCCCAGCTCGTTGTCCGTATCCGTGTCCGGCTGGATACTCTCTACATCTGCCGCTTTTGCGCCCAGTGTCCGCGCTTCTTCGCGCACGTCCTGCACCGGGCGGCGCTGGGATATGATGATATACGGCTGCTCTTGGATATTGGCGTTCTGCTCATCACCAAAAAATATATTTGTGGGCGCAATCTCCGTCATTTTTATTTGCTGCTGCCCGTCCTCCACATAAAAATAACGGTATTTCGAGCCCATGACAAAGCTGTCCTTGATATCATCCCACAGCACGCGGGACAGTTTCAGCCGCTCCCAGGTCTGCGCCGCGAGCTGGTTGAGCGCATTGCATGTGCGTCATACAGCTCCCGTTCCGCGCCCGTCACATCCATAGGGTTATACACGATCTCTAAATCGTTCTGACTTACAACGGACGCTTTGTACTTGACGGTCGGCTTGATAAAATTAAACATCGGCGGCGTTTCGGCCCCCGCTTGCAGGCCGTACCATTGGTCGCCCACGTAAAAGCGGTTAGCCTTGTCCATATCGTCAAAATAATTGCGCCGCCGCAGATAGTCCAGCCCCCGTTGATAGTCGTCCCAGGTCTGCGTAGTTGTAATTCCCCGGTCCCTCGCCATCCGCTAATCCTCCAAACTCACCTGATTGTCCGCAGTGCCGTTATACCGCTCTATGTTCTGCGCGATCAAATCCTCGCGCGACAGTTTTGGTTTCCGTTTAGGCGCGGCAATTTTACGCGCCACATTTTTGACCGTCTCGCCCGCAGGCTGCGCACTGCCCTCACCCAGTCTGTACGCATACAGTACAAGCAAGGGCACAATCACTACCAAGGCGCATAGCGCGTATATCATATCCTCACAATCCTTTCCCCATATCCGGAGGGTTTCGGTTTGGGCCGCTCTGCTGCAAAATTATAATGTCGTTTCGGCGTTGGCGGTCGGTTTGGCACGGGCCGCCCCGCGATAAAATACCGCAGCGCATCCGGTGCATGTGTCAGCTCGTGCGGCTCCGTCGCCACGTCGTTTGGGTTGTGCTCGTCGATCTGGACGGCAGGCAGCGTCCGTATCAGATTCTTGCACGAGCTGAATATAACCAAGTTTGCCGCCGGCATACCCTGCTCATCCTCATATGGCCTAAGCCACTCTTTCAGGTTGTACCAGCCCTGCACGCGGTCATTTGATGCTCTTGTCAGGGGGATCCCATATTCGCGGAATATATCCGCCGTACTCCTGCCCGTGTCCTTGTGCCGATTCCACATGTCCGGCGGCGCGATCGTCTGGTATATCTCCTCCTGCGTCGCGTGGAATATCTTATCCGCTGCAGCCGACACAATCAGACCCGGCTCGTATAATTCCCGGTACACGACGGCACGGCGGCGATCATCTATCGCGATCCAGTAACACGCCAGCATGTCCAGACCATAATCAAACACGCGGTACCGCCGCCAGTGCGTCGGGAGCTCAAAGGGCCGCACCACATGGATATCGCGGTCAAATTCCGAAAAATACTGACCGTCAAATATGTCCCAATCCCCGTATAACAAGGCCTTGCGCTCTTTCTCGCCAAGGTTTTGCAGCCGCGTCAGATACTCCGGGTCTTTGCGCATAAGTATGGGATTGTCCTGTATTAGGGACGGGATAAATACTCGTGTCCCGTGATCCGTCATGTGCACTGTATTAGGCGCGCCTATGTCCACAAACCGCTCCTTAACCCATGTATGGCCTACTCCACCGGGGTTGGTAGAGCTCTTGACTTGCTTGGGGTAATCGTTGGCGCCCCTGCACCGGGACAATAAATATGTATACTGCTGCTCAGAAAAATGTGTTAGCTCGTCGAAGCGGATCACGTCATATTCGGCGCTCTGGTACTGGTATACGTCATTTCCACCGGCGCAGTACCCAAAATCAATCATGCTACCGTTAACCAGCGTCATGGTGTGCGTCGAATGACTATACCGGTACAGCGTGCGCGGGTACAAATCCTTAGCAACGCGGATCAGGCTCTTTTCCAGCTCCGGATAGGTGCGGCGCAGAATCAGCTGCTTGCTCCCTCTATACCGCATAGCGTACACAATCGCATCTATTAACTGCCCGTATGACTTTCCACCGCCCGCCGCGCCGCCGAACAACACCTCGAACGCATCGGCCCGCATAAATTCACGTTGCTTAGGCGTGACCCTGAAGTTAATCTCCATCGTCCCACTCTGTCAGACTGATGAGTATGTGCGTATCGTTTTGGGTTTGGAGCGTATCCGTCCACCCCAACTGCTTTAGGCAAAATACAGCCATCGTCCTGTCTATAGAGCCGTTACATCCTCCCCGCTCCAACATTACCTCTCTCCAACCAAGCAGATTTTTTACGGATTGGGATAACTGCTCGCGCTGTGACTGTTGCATAGGTGTCTCCGGGCGATCTTTTGGGATCTGCCGCAGCTCCATGATATAGTGATAGTTCCACCCATACAGCAAGCAGCACTCCTTGAGCACAGGGATTATTCCCTTTGCGCAACACTCATCAATATACTTATCTATTTTTGCTGCCATATCAGGGATGTTGTACAGCTCCTTGCCATCCACTATTTTTTTGGGTCGCGCCATATCCTCACCTCGCTATTACACCACAACGCCCCGCCGCGTCTATCATGTGGTGTCCTTCCCGCCCATGTATCTAATATAATTATATAGCAATGGTTGTGCCCCGCAGTTATCCTTTTTTTTGCGCAAAAAAGAAGCCCCCTCCAAATGGACAGGACAAAAAAAATATAAAAACTTTGCAAAAAGGTATTGACATAAGCTATCAAATATGATATTATATAAGCAAGCAGAGAGGGAAAACACATGCAAGTAATCCTAAA